ATATTGGGTGAAATCATGGCAGTTATCTAACATCAGCTTATCCGCATCTCTGTCATTCAAATATTCTCGAACATATTCATGATGCCAATTTTCGCCAGATTCATCAATTTGAGTAGTTACGTTGTCGTATTCGTCATATACATTCCAGACCTTCAAGCCATTCACAATTTTGAAATCATGGTCTTGGTCTGAAACATAATCAGTTGCCCATGCCTTAAGGTCTGCCTCATCAATCGTGACATTGATTTGAAATTTTTTGGTGTCGACCTTTTCTATGTTTACGGTGATGTCCATTATACATACTCCCAAGCTTGCTGAAGCCAACGCTGTGCTGTTTCAAAGTCAGGTGCGCCAACCGCAAGTGTCGCATTGATGGCGGCTAGTTTATCTGCCTTCTCTTGCCTTAAATCTTCCTCAAGGGTTATCTGTAAGCCCTGAATGGCAGATGCGTAATCTTCAAAAGCCCAGCCTTCTGTATGGCGAGGTCTGCATCCGTGAACATCTTTGAAGGTGTCGCTGTATGCCTGTGCCATATCTTCGGTGGTTGCGGCTCTAATAAAATCGGTCATTTTGGTCTCCGTGGTTTTGATAAGAGCGAGGCCGAAGCCCCGCCCTAGTTTAAAGATTTAGGCTGTTCTCCAATTCCAGCCCTTCGCTTCGGCAATGTCAAATGGCGCAATACCAGAATCTTTTGCTGCAAAGTATTCTTCAGTGGTGAAGTTATTGATTAAAAATTTGCGAAAGCTAGGGCGAAGTTTTTTAGAATATTTGAATCTCGCTACAATTTTGCCATTGTATCTAAGGTATTCACCATCAATTTTGAAAAGCTCTTTAATCATTTTAGTCTCCGTGGTTTGGTTCAATCAATATATACATATTACCATAATGTTTTCATATGTCAACAATATATGTAAAAAAATATCATTTTTAATTAGAAAAAATATGTGCCTCTAGCTCTTCGTCTGTCAGGTCATCAAAATCTGGCTCTATTTCTATACTTGGCATGGGTTTTCTTGGTCTTAGTATTCTTTTGCCATTGCGTGAAAATTGTTTTTTGGTTGTCGTTTTTGGCTTTTTCTTAACTTTCTTTTCTACTGCTGGGTAAACAAATACGCTTTCCATCGTAAAGAACGCTGTCTTGCAATCTAAACATTCCCGCCTTCTGGTCTTCCCATCTGGCATATCTTTTGATTTATAAGCGGAAACCTTATGGTTTCTTGATGAACAGTTTGGGCAATGCAACATATTTTTATCTTAATAAATCGAACATCTGTCGGTCAATGGTTTACAGCAAAAGGTTTGTAGATTACCTTGCAATCAGGTGACCAATTATACGGAGGTTCTCATGAGTTTTGAGGCAATGGCTTGGGCGGCAAAACAGTCCTGTAAAAATTCCCTGACAAAATTAGTTCTTTTGATGCTTGCGAATTATTCAGACGAGAATGATTCAACATATCCAAGCTATAAGCATCTATCTGTTCTGTGTGAATGTAATGAGCGTTCTATAATGAGGGCTATAAAATCACTTCACGAAGATAGTCTTATTTCTGTAGAGAAGCGATTTACAGATACAGGAAAGCAAACAAGCAATAGATTCATCCTCAATGTATTTAGGGGTGACAGAATAGACACCCAGAGGGTGACAAATAATACACTCAATACTATTAGAGTTATACAAGAAGATAAAACAAAGAGGGGTGACAAATATGCTCCAGAGTTCTTGGAATGGTGGAACGCATATCCTCGCAATGATGGGTCAAAGGCAAAAGCATATGAAATATGGAAAAGGGTTGTAGATAAAGATATTAATGCCAGAGATTTGTTTTTGAAAACCTGTAAGTTCAAAAGAACAACTATTGATAAAGATAAAAAATTTATCCCTCATGCCACAACATGGCTGAATCAGAGAAGATGGGAGACAGTAGACGAAGAGCAATCTATAAATAAAAATAAAAACCAACTTGCGGGGTGACCAAATGGAAAAGTTAATTGATAAGGGTATTCAGTTACGCAACTGGAAATTGGGCGACCATAAGACAACTTGCCCAGAATGTTCTCACAAAAGAAGAAATAAGACCGACCAGTGTTTATCCGTAACCGTTGAATCTGATGGCGGCGCAGTTTGGAAGTGTCACCATTGTGAATGGTCAGGAGCCGTGGCTGGTTCTAATTTCAAAACAGATACGTCATATGTAAAGCCAGTAGAATATAAAAAGCCATCGCCACCAAAACAGGCAGACCCAGAAAGCCAGCCAATGATTGAATGGTTCAAAAGGCGGGGGATAAGCAAAGAGACTGTTGAAGCATTTAAGATTTCAAGAACAAGCAGTTGGTTCGGTAATGGTGAAGAGCCATGCTATGCGTTTCCGTATTATAAAGATGGTGAGCTTGTTAATATAAAATATCGCACTAAAGATAAGAAGTTCAGACAAGAGAATGGCGCAGAGCGTACACTTTTCAACATGGATGCGGTTAAAACTCATTGGGAATATACAGGAAAGAAAGAGGTCATATTCGTAGAGGGTGAGATGGACGTGCTTTCTATGTTTGAGGCTGGGTTTAACAATGCGGTTACATTGCCTGATGGCGCACCCAAGACAGCCAAGTTTGATGAGCATGACAAGAGGTTTCAAGCCTTGCAAAATTGCGAATGGTTGCATGATGCGGAGAAGGTGATTGTTGCCGTTGATGCCGATGAGGCAGGGCAAGCCTTAAAACTAGAGCTTATACATAGGTTTGGGAAAGACCGTTGCTGGACTATTGAATATCCAAACATTCACGATATAGAGTGCAAAGATGCTAATGAATGTTTAATGGAGCATGGAGCCGAGGTTCTAAGGGAGATAATAGGATTGGCGGCTCCACACCCCATAGATGGATTATACACAGTTAAAGATTATCAAAAAGAGGTTTTCAATATTTATGATGGCAATGTTCAGAAAGCCATCTCAACTGGATTTCCGCAATTAGATGAGATTTACAAGGTGATGCCATCAACATTTGCGATTGTAACAGGCATCCCAAATCATGGTAAATCAAACTTCATTGACCAGCTTTCGGTTAATTTAGCCAAAAATCATGGGTGGAAATTTGCCATTTTCTCACCAGAACATAGCACAGCCAATCATATTAGGCGGCTATCAGAAAAGGTTATAGCCAAGCCATTTGATATTGGTCCCAATCCCAGAATGACAAAACAAGAGCTTACAGAAGCAATGCTGTTTTTAGATAATAGATTCCACTTTATAGAGAGTGAGGATTCATTGCCAACAATTGATTGGTTGCTCGCTAAGGCAAGAGCCGCTTGCTTGAGGCATGGTGTAAAGGGCATAATCATTGACCCATATAATGAGATTGATGCCACCAGAGATGGCAATAAGAGAGAAGATGAGCATATCCGCGATTTGGTAAGCAGATGCAAACAATTTTGCAGAACTCATGAGGTCGCAATGTGGATGGTCGCACACCCTGCCAAAATGCAAAGAGGCTCAGATGGTGCATATCCTCCGCCAAGTCTGTATGACATTTCTGGTTCAGCGCATTGGAATAATATGTGTGATGTAGGTTTGGTGGTTCACAGAGACTTTGAGGCTGATGAAACAAGGGTTATTGCCAGAAAGATTAGAGAGCAAGGGTTGTATGGGTCGATAGGTGAGGCATTTTTCAGATACAATACAGCAAGGCATATTTATGAGGCGGTTTCACATTCATCTAATGTTTCACATGGCATATACGAAGATTGATTATGAAGGGTTCGAATAGACAGATAGATGATTTCTACCCAACCCCGCCAGAGGCTACAGAAGCATTATTGAACAGATATGAGTTCAATAAAGATATATGGGAGCCAGCTTGTGGAGATGGTGCAATCAGCAAGGTTTTGACTGAAAAAGGTCATAACGTCATAAGCACAGACTTAAATAATTTTGGCTTTGGTAAAGCTAATGTTGATTTTCTGATGGAGCAAAAAGCACTTGCGCCAGATATTATTACAAATCCGCCTTATAAATTAGCAAATGAATTTGTTTTGAGGTGTATGGATTTGAAAATAGATAGATTCGCGTTTCTGCTTCGGTTGGCATTTTTAGAGGGGCAATCAAGAAAGTCTCAAATTTATGATATATTTCCGCCATCACATATACTGGTCTTTTCAAAAAGATTGACCATGTGGCGCGGAGATGAAGACAAGCCAGAAAAATCTACAGGCACAA